AGCTTGAAACCCAGGTTAGCTTTTGACTTTTCTGATTCAAGAGCTATAAGTTGTTCTTCTAAAAACTTTTGTTTCTGTTGATTTAAAGTTAGTTCTTTCATGAATTTCTTGGGTAAGTTTTGTCTACTCTTGGTCCTTTTGTAGTAAGATTAAGTTTTTTAGCCATTTGTTTCCACCCTTCTTTATATCCTAATCTTTTAGCAAAGGCATCTGCTCCTTCTCCCTCTTTAGGAGCAACTTTAGTAGTTTCTTTTGGTTTGCTCTTTACTTTAGGCTTCTTTTTCTCACTTAACTTATCCCACGACTCAAGAAAGTTACGACCATACTCTGAACTCTCAAAATACTTACGTGTAGCAGGTGTAATATTTTTATCTTTGAGTGCCTTGAGCATCTGCTCTTGGTTTTGACCAAATTTAAAGTTACTAGACTCTTGATTACGTAACTCTTCTCCTAAAGGGGTATCACTCTTTAACAAATCAGAATACACACCATCAGAGTAGCTTTTAAATATACCAAATAACTCACCATTCTTCTGGTACTCAGCTTGTTCTCTATAGTCTTCTGCAAGTCTACCTGTGTGCATCTGCTGTAACTGTCTGCGAATACCCATCTGTCCAGGTACAAAATGCTCTACTAGAACACTATCATGTATAGTCTCAAAGTTATTAGCAAAATAAGAATCGAAGTTATCTAAGAATTCATCAAACGATTCACTTGAGACATCATTTTTACTCTTCCAGTCTTCATATTCAAGAAAAAGATCCTGATTGTATTTACCCAAGAGATTCTTAGTGTACGCAATGCTGACACCCTCTCTGAAATAAGGGGACTGGGATTCTGTTATAACACCACTTTTAATAGCATTACGCATTTTAGCACGTTGCTCTGGCGTAGCATTCATAAAATGTGCTATACCAGCGTCCCTCTCAGCTTGTGCAAACTCTTCTACCTTCTGTCCCATAGCTTGAGCTAGAGGTTTAGAAATAGAACTTAGAAAATCAGCAACTACTTTTTGGTCTTTACCAGCTTCAACATCAGGTCTAGCACCACGATAGTAAGCACTTGAGTTTGTAACTCTCCCTCTTCTGTATATCTGTGGTGACTGAGGTTCTCTCCCACTTTTAGCTTGTGCTAGTATTTGTTGTTGTTTACTCATTAGAAGCCCCCTACAATTCTTTGTCTACCACCTTGACTATACAATCTAGTACCAGTTTTACCTACATTTAACTTTTTACTATAGGTTCTTGAAGGAGTAGTAGGGGTATCAGCACCTGGAGTCTTATTAAAAGACTTACCCATGGACCAACCTTGTGCTCCTGCACCTATGTAACCTAACATACGTTCAGAACTACTTAATCCTGGGTCTCTCTGCATTGAATTAATTTGACCCATAGCACTATACCTACGTGCAATTTTGTCATGCTGAAGTGCTTTACGTTCTCCTTTTAGGTTAGTAATACCACGTTGAAACTGTTCATCTAGGTCATACCATCTGTTTGCCATATCTCTACGTAATATATGAAGTGCTCTATTTGGAGAAGCACCACTAGCCCCAGACTCAAGATTAGCCATTTTCAATGATGCACTAGCTTCTTGGCTTTGAATAAGCATGTCAATTTTAGCATCAGCGGCATCCTCTGCATTCTGATAGGCTTGCTTTTGTATAGCAATCTCTTCACCCCAGAATGCCTCCATGTCTTTGGTATACGCTTCATTCTGTAGTGCTTGGTTTGCAGAAAAGGCATCATTAGTAGCTTGAGCACTAGCCATAGCCGATTGTTGACTTTGGTATGCCTGTATTACCATCAATGCCGCCATTGGTCCTGCTACTGGATCACACATTATTTGCCTTTACAAATTCATAGAATGGTTTTTGTTCATAGCCATAGTTATCTACTAACTTAGTAAAAGTAAAACCAAGGCTTTTTATCCATTTGATAGCCTGAGTATTCCGTTGGTCTACATAGTTAAATAATACGTCATACTCGTCCATAAATGTATCTATATGCTCTTTTGCATGTTTATGAAATTCAAACTTATGTTCTGTCAACTTGTCAGACCCAAGTAACCAAGGTGACCCAACACCATCACGTAACTTGGATATACCAAACATACCCACAACCTTATCATCTAGTATTATTGTATAACAATGTAAGTGAGATGTCAAGTAGGCTCTAATTAATGCTTGAGAAGGATTACGTCCTCCAGAAGCAAATACTTCTTGTACATCTTGTTGTCTTAAAGTTTTAGCTAATTCATAGCAATCATTACGCTTTGACGATCTAATGTAATAACTCATATTCTTTTGTTTCTCAGGACTTGGAATGCCTCAAAGTCAGCCGACTGTAGAGCCACAGGTAACCATGAGTCTGACTGTACAGTAATCTTGACATCCTTACTATTGACATACACTGGAACTCTGAACACCCCTGTGTCTAATTCTTGCTTACCAAGAAACAGAGACCCGATCTTTCGTCCTGTAAAGGTTTTATTAAATATACGTCTAAGTCTATTGTCATAGGGTTTAGGTGAAACTTCCACCTCAAAGAATCCAGTACGATCATAGGAAATCTCAAAGTTCCTCATCTGGAGTCTTCCTGAGTTAATAGATTCTTCACCAGATTTTACAAATTGTTCTGAGAACTCGTATCTAAAATCATAAGGTATCCCCACGAATACCACTGGGTGATTGTTTCCTCTTGATTGTGAGTACGTTGTCCCTTCTTTTAATACACCTGCTACTTGTGCTTCTTTAAGTATTTCACCAGTTTCACAAACATATAAAACATCTCTCTCCTCAAAGATTACTGAAGTGTTATGTGGTAACGGACCACCTTGGTCAATTGAGGCTTCTGAAGCAATACTCGGAGTAAACTCAATCTCAACTGTAGTCCCTATTTTATCTGAAACATCTGTTACAGTATATGTATTGTTTCTATCGTGGGCTAGAGTAAACTTCTGTCCAACTCTGGGTTTCTCTTCTATGTTATCTAGGTTAATTCTTTTACCCCATTGATCTAAGTATTCATTTGTTTTAGTATCCAAGACCCCTTTTGCCTTCGTGTCATCAAATACAGCTTTGATAGTACCTGACCCAGCATTAGCTATTACGTGGGGTGTACCTTCTTGTACCTTTGCTACTTGAAAAGTATTGTCAGTTTTATTGACTATATAATATTTTGTGTCAGCTTTGATTTCCCCAGGTAACGTAGTGGTACTTGTAAAGTGAACTCTGTAGTCATTCTGAAATCCATGTGCTGTTGAAGTAAAAACATTATTAGCTACATCAATAGAAGATATTGTTTTCTCAACTGCTTGTCCTACTTTATCATGATTGATGTCATTGTAGTAGCTGGACAATGCTGGAGGATCAGCACTAACTTCATCCCACTCAAGTTTAACTCTTCGATCTAGCCTTACTCCAATCTTGTCGTCCATTGTGTTTGTAGCAACATCAACAGACAGGTTTAACTTCTCTAAATAGATTTTGTTATTCCTTCTAAACAAGAGGTACGCAACAGAACCTATGAACTCCATGTCAATAATCTCAGCATCAAATATCCACTTAGACCATGATGACTGGAGTTTCTCTTGGTCAGAGTAGTAGTATTTGTATACTATAAGTTCTTTCCTTTTTAAACTATCAGAATTATTAGAGTCATCTGCAAGTACACATAGTAGTTCTTCGTTTGAAGATACAGCCATTTTCTTAACCACACCTTCAATATAGTCAGGTACATGTGATGTCACCTCATTGGCATCATTGGTTTCTGATGCAACATCAATCATGTACTCACGTATACCTGAGAAAGCCCCACGTTGAAATGGGAAGAATATAGTCTTACCCGCAGGTACTGGTTTTGCTTCCGTTGAGGTCTCAAAGTTTGTAGCAACAGCAACAGAGACAGAGGTAGGAGTGAGAAACTCATCTGACGATAGTTTAAACTGTTGCAGGTCAGAGAACAATAGCAAACTCTCTTGAAATGGTATAGCTGATTTCAATATAGCTACTTGGTTGTTAGATACAGCCACATCAACAACACTGGTGTCAAGAACAGAAAGTACAGTATTAGCAAAGAAATTAAAGTAATTAGCGGCTTCAGATAGTATAACATTTTCATCCGAAATAAACCCAAGTCTATTCCTATGAAAGAATATATCGTTAATCTTATATAGTCCATTAGGATGCAAGTCTTCATCATAGTCAGCAAACGAAGGGAAAGGGTTTGTTACATCATCTCCCACAGTTCTACCTGGGTACTCAATTAACTTTAGTATAAAGTAGATTTTATCGTTGGTGTCGAATGCCTTGTATAACTGTACTGGCATTGTAGTTTCATCGATTTGATCTCTTGCCCTCTTGTTTGAGATTTGGGAATACTTAGGTCTAAAGGTTTCTTTCCAAACACTACCATTCCAACTAACATAGTAATCATCCTGGCCTGTGGATTTATCTCCTGAAATCTTAGCTACAAACCCAGGTTCAACTTTAGACCCTGGAAGTTTACCAAAAGCAGGTACTTCGTCAGCACCATTAATTGCCACCATATTAGCATCTCCTTTACCATCAGATGCTTCTATGTCAAAAGGGTATGAGTTTGTTTCATCATAGTCAGCAGAAATATATATTATACTTTCGCCGTGGACATAGCTAGTAGTCCAGCTAGTTGCTGATCCTTTTCCACTAGGTGGTAAGTAATCATTAATATTCTTTAACCCTGCGTTATCTTGTGTTACTAAAAGAGTGCTACCTCCAGCAGTAGTTAGGTTTATAGCAGTTCCACCCTCTGTTAACGCTAGCTTAAATTTACCAGCAGTTTTATTTACAACATAATAAGTTTTAAACTCTTCTAATGGAGCAGGTAGACCATCTGATGAGTGAACTATAACCTTATCATTATCAGCAAATGTTGTACCTGCAATATTAATAAAGTCGTCATTTGGGGTAACACTATCAACAACTTCTTGTTTTGCAGATATAGAAGTCCAAGCACCAAATTCGTTAGTTGTATGGTTCCAATGTCTATATCTAGTTTTAACTACACCTTTATCTCTTACACCTGTTTGACCTACGTATTCTGGGCTTCCATCTGCATTTATATGTGAGATTATGATAGGATCGTTATTACTTGTCTCTTGAATTAAATAAACTTTATCTGTGTTATCAGCACCAAAAAACAATGACTCTGCAATATTATTTACTACTACAGCCGCTTGGTTGTTGATAGAAGCTGAGTTAGCGGCCGCAGTACTACCACCTTGAGTCTTACTTTCGGTGTTATTTTGTGGAGTATCGTATTCTACTTCATACTGAAACAAGTAAGCATCATGATCTATTTCTCCTGCTTTCTCATGTCCAGCGGGATAGACATCAAACTGTGTAACAAGAATTTTATAATGCCCATCATAGTCACCAATCTTAACAAAAGCCATAGACTCATATTGACGATTACTATGAGTAGTGTTCTTCTTCTTTACTCTCTGGGTTTTATTTAAGATAAAACTAAAGTCAGCAACAGTAGTTACTGAAAGTTTATTTGGTGTAAAATCATTAGAGCCACTAGATGTAAAGTTCTTTAGATAGTTTTTTACATCTGTGTTAATTATACCGTTACCCGTTACAGCACCAGTTTGTTCAGTAGGATGAATGTATACTTCATTACCTGGAGTTCCTGTAGCAAACCCTGTTAAATCATATAGTTTAACTACTGGATCTGCACCACCAGATACTCCCCCTTTAATAAGTAAAGCATACGCTTCATCTTCTGATCGTCTTATTGTGTGAATAAAGACATCATTAGAGTTAGCAGAGGTAATACCTTGGATCTCAGCTAGGTGCTCAGTACATGGTCTTTTCTCTAACCCACGTGAAATATGTGAGAAACCATTCTCCTGCCGTTGACCTTGAGTTGGCATACGTAAGGTCGCAGGTTGCTGAGATACTCCATTAACTAAACTAGGTACAGTTCCAGATATTAAAGGCATTATGCAGTTTCTACTGAGTCTACTAAGTTACGTCTAAGGTCATAGGATGAAGTGTGACTTCTATCAATAACTCTAAATACATCGTAGTTGTCGAATATATTGTAATCAGCTACATCACCTTCGTACTCAAGTAAAGTTTGCCACGCATACATCTCATCTTCTTGAAAGAATCTATGTAACTCACCTGACCCTACAACACGATCATGGAATATCCTAGCCGCACGTATTGCTATATATCTACGTGCAGGTTCAGGAAGAGAATCAAACGTAAGTTGTGTAATTAGATCAACTCTAACTTTAGTTCCAGCGGTAAACTTAGTTGTATTCTTTTTTCTATCGTACAACTTTCGACCACGTTCCACAATGTCTGTATCACCATTTCTAACTAGAGATGTCGTGTCTACTCTTAGTATACTTGGGTCAACAACTATTTCATCACGTTGATTTGTTGTAAGTTCAACATCTAAGTCAGTGTTGAATATCCATCCTCTTGATTGAACTGCTCTTGACACATTATCAAGTATTTGACCTGCTATAGAGGCATCAGATAGTCCAGCAAGGTCGTTTTCGTTTTGAATTGGTTGTTCACCAATACTGGTCAACATAGTATTAATAGCCTCTAATCTGGACGTTGGACTAAGACTCATGATACCTTTCTATATTTAGCTGTTTTTTGATATTTAGACATGTGTGGTCGTTTTGATTTATCAAAGCCTTCACCTGCCTTCTTACGTTGTTTAATGTTTTTAAACTGTGACCCATCTAAGATGATGTAAGACCAGTCAGACACGAGTTTATCTTCAATAGAATTAAAGAATTGGATACCATCGATACCTAGGTCATTGAGAAGAAAATCTCTGAACCCTAGATTTACAAAATAATTGAAATCTTCTAGGTAGTTAGAAGGAGTTTTGAGTATTTCATCAGCTATCGCTTCTTTTTCTTCTGTTGACATATCTGATGAGTAAGTTTCAGATTCTGTGTAGTCAGTCACAGCATTCATATCATCAAAATACATATCCATGTATTCCTCATCAGTCATTTCTGGAGAGTACCCTTTAAGAGTT